CGGATCGCGCGGGCACGTTCGGCCCAGTCGCGCTCGGTCGCCTGCGGGACCAGCGCGGTCCATTCGTCGTCAGACACGTCGCGCGAAAGGCCGCTTGCGAGTTGCTCACGCGCGAGGCGCAGCGCGTTCGGATTTGCAGGAATCGAGACGAGGGAGATTTCGAGCAGTTCCGAGCGGGTGACCTCGACGCCGTAAGGGCCGAGGCCGAGCTTTGTGCGCTGCTCGTCTTCGTGCCACACACGGTCGAGGTAGTCGAGACCCATCGACACCGCCGAAACGATGCTCTGCTTCGCAAGGCTCCACGTCATGTCGTGGAACGGCGACGTGCCCGCCTCTGCGTACTGAATCCCGCCGATCAGTTGCGTGTTCTCCTTGCCGATTCGATCGCCGAGGCCGATCGGCGTCTTCATGTCGTGCATCCACAGCGCGATCGGGTTTGACTTGTAGCGCGTCAGGCCGATGCCAGCGGTGCGCACCATGTCGCCGTAGTCGTTGACGGTCTCGTCACTCCAGACGTAACGGATCGTGCGCGACTCCTCGTCGATGCTGAGCGGCTTCGTCGCGTTCGTGCGGAATCGCGGCAGATCGTCTGCGTACTTCGCGAGCTTCACGGCCTCGACGCCAGCCGCTTCGAGGTCGCGCTTGCTGGCCTGTTCGGTCGCGATGAGGTGAGCGAGTCGATTCATGTTCAGTCCTCGATGACGGGCGCTACAGCGCAACGGCAGTTATGTGCTACAATCCCATCGGCCACGTACCACCCTGACCGCGTTTGGAGGTTGAAGACATGACCGCGAAACTCACGGGAATCGACACCGACGACCTGATCCGTCGATACCTCGCCGGTGAATCCGAGAAGGCGCTGGCTGATGCCCTCGCCATCGACCGCGGCACGGTTCGCCGACGCTTGATCGCGGCGGGAGTGCGCCCGCGCAACAGGTCCGAAGCTGCGGTCGTCGCCGCGTCGCGTGCGACATTCGAGGACCGCCAAGCGCGATGCCTCGCCGCCAATGTCGCGCTCCGTGGTCGACCGCGCGCGCAAACGCAAAGCGCCCGCATCGCGCAATGGCGCGAACGATCGCATGTCGCTGTCGGCGGGGGCGAACTCGCTTTGCGCGACTTGCTCGCTGAGCGCTGCGTGCCGACCGAACAGCAGCTCGCGCTCGGGCCGTACAACATCGACCTCGCCGCCTTCCCCGTCGCCGTGGAAGTTCACGTCCAAAGCGCGCACCCCGCGACGATCCCCCACCATGTGGAGCGCGTCCAATACCTCGCTGAACGCGGCTGGACCTCGCTGTACGTTTGGGTTCGACGGGCGAGCGACATCCAGCCCGCGGCAGCGGATGAGGTTGTCTCCCGCATTCAAGTCGCGCGCTGCAACCCACCCACGCTCGGTCAGCAGTGGGTGATTCGGGGTGACGGACAGGACGCGACCCGACCGCAGTGACAGCCGCAACATCGGCCCGTCGTACATCCGCCGATAGCCGAGCTGCACACCCGCGGACGCGACCACGACATCGCCAGGGAAGCAGTTCACTGTTTCGCCAATCGGCGCCGCCGGATCGCCGACCCAGCGCAGCGTGATGTCGTCGCGGAACGACTCGCCGACCTTCACGACCTTGCCGTTGAGTTCGGCGTGGCTGTCGCGCGTCGCGTCGTCGACGTCACTGATCCACTCGTGACGCTCGACGCCCTGCGCAACCATCTCGGCGTGACGCGCCGCGCCTTGCACCGATGCCGTCTCCGTGCGCGCGATCGTTCCGGCGCGCTGCGGCAGGTTGTCGAGCTTGTGCGTGATCTCGCCGCGCATCGTTTCGAGCGCGCCTTGCACGGCTTCCGCGAGCGATGCGGACGAGAACCCGGCCGAGTCAACGAGCGCCTTCGCGAGCGCGTCGGTCACTTCGGCGGAGAGCGTCGTGAGCGTGCCCTCGACGAGTTGAACGCGCTTCGTGATGAGGATCGCGGCTTCCGGGCCGGTGATCGACAGCGGCGACTTGCCCAGCTCGGCCGCGAGCGCCTCTGCGCTCTTCTTGAACATCGCTTCGAGGATCGGACGCGCTTCCTTCGCGAGCTGCGGCGTGAACTCGCTCAACGGCGGCGCGAGCGAGAGCACCGCTTCAAGCGCTTCCTCGGGCGTCGCGAGCGTCGTCGCGGGCGTGCGCGCCACGAGCTTCGCGTACTTGTCGAGGCCCTTGCGCAACGCGAGCACGTAGTCGCGCTGCGTCGCGGCGATCTTCTTCGCGAGCCGCGCTTCGAGCGGTGCGATCTCGTCGAGGATTGCGGCGCGTTGCTTCTCGCGTTGCTCCTTGGAGGGGCGGGCGAGTTGCTGCGGCGGTTGCGGCTGCTCGTCCTCTTCGTCGTCGTCCGCAACGCTCCCGCCCGCGAACGCAGCAGCCGCAGCCGCGCGCGCTTCCGCGTCGGCCGCCTTCTTCGCCTCCGCCTGCGCTTCGATCTGTTCGAGCAGTTCCTCGTCGACATCCCAGCCGAGCAGCTTTGCGCCGATCGGCACCGAAACGCCCATGTCGCTCAGAACCTTCAGGTTCGCGATCATTTCCGTCGCGTTCTCCTGCATCGCAGGCACCGTCGACGTGTCGAAGCCGCACGCGTACGCGCGCTCCGGTCCCGATCGCGTGCGCACGAAGCGCGTCTGGATGTCGTCTTCGAGGTCGCGCAGCAGGTAGACGGCAGTGCCGCGCCAGAAGACTTGCACCGCCGCGTCCGCGTTCGCGCGGTTCACGTCGTCAGTGATCCCGAGCAGCGGCTTCGTAACGCCGAACGCGGCGAGGATCATGTCGCGCTCCCACTCGCGCAGGTCCTTGTGGCCCATGTCCGCGGCGGTCTGACCGATCGCGATGGGCTTGAACCCGTTGCCGACGACGACGGGCTTGCCTGCGTTGTGCGGGCCGAGGCGTTCTTCGAGCTTGCTCTGCGCGGCTTTGATCTGCTCGTCGAGCATCTCGACGTCCGTCTGCATCACGACCGACGGCAGGCCGAGCCGCGCCGCCATCTTCCGGTCGTACTGCGAGAGCCCGAACAGCGTCTCGACTTCGGACGCGACGGCCGCCGACGGGCTGAACCCGCGCAGGTACGCGGACGGGTCCATGTCGAGGATCGGCAGGATCGCCGCGGCCGGGATGCGCTTCGACTTGCCCGACACCGAGACTTCGTACTCGGCCGGGATCATCTTCATCGGATCGTCGACCGGCTTGCAGTGCGCGCCACGCAGCGGCCAGATCTCGACCGGGATCGCGCCCGGCTTCAGGTACTCGCCGCCCGGCCCGTACATGAGCCAGTAGCACGCGCCGTCGGGCAGGTCCTTGAAGACCTGCGTCATGTACGCCAAGCGGCGCCACGACATCCACGGGTTCGGGTTCGCGAGGACGTCGAACAGCGGCCCCGATTCGATCGTCTGCGCGTCGTCCTTCGTGCTCGCGTACAGCACGAGCGGCGCCGTCGCGACCGCTTGCGCGCGCACGCGGATGCACGCGAACACGAGCGCGGAGTCCTTGTAGGGGTCCTTGACCTGCGACGCGACGCCGAGGTTCGCGTTGTGGAACAGCGACCCCAGCTCGTGCAGCTCGTAGATCGCCTCGCCGTACGTCGCGAGCCGGTTCGGCACGGACGCGCCCTTCGTGGCGGCAGGCTTCTTCGGCTGGACACGACGCCCCATTGGACAGCTTGGAACCTGCCGAGGTTGGCCGGTCAAGGGGCGAGCGGCCCGGGGCTGTCAATCCGGGGACTCAGGCAATGCCGAGGGACGCGCGGCGGAGCGACATCGCGAGGTACTTCAGCGCGTCGCAGTTGTGAACGACGAACCCGCCCTCGATCACGAAGCAGCGGGAGGGGGTTGCGAGGCAGAAGACTTCCGCCGCGCCGCGTACTCGCGCCCGTACTGCCGCATCCGTTCGCGGTTCAGCCGCCGATACCGGGTCATCTTGCAGTTGTTCGAGCACGTGAACCGCTGCCGCTTCTCGCTCACACGCGTCTGGAAGTCCTTGCCGCAGATCTCGCACACGAGCGTGCGATAGGGCTGCTTCTGCCACACGTCCGCGCCGTGCTGAGCGTGCCACTGCCGCCCCGCTTCGGTCGAGTGCCACGCGCGCGCTTTCGGGATGACGTTGGCGAGCATGTGCACGCGCGCTGCCTCGCACCGCTCCGGCGTCATGTGCATCCGCATGTGTTCGGACCCGAGCATCATCGTGAGGTTCGCCAACCGGTTGTCCGCCCGGTCCTCGTTCACGTGGTGCACGTGGTAGCCATCGGGAATCGGGCCGTTCGCCGCTTCCCACACCGCGCGGTGTAGCGCCATCCGGCCGCCGCCCTTCTTCTCCCGCGTGAAGTAGAACCCGCACCGGTACCAGCGCACCCCGTTCCAGTCCTGCCGCGTCGCCGTCACCACCTTCGGATCGTCCATCCCCGAAGGATAGCGACGCGTACCGGTATTCATCTGTAAGGAACCGATGATCCGGCGTGCATGTCACCCGATTCCCGGACTCGAACTCGAACTCCACGACATCGCGCACGCCGGTCTGACCAGCACCGAGCACCGGCTCGAACCCCGTCGGCGTAAGCACGTGCTCGCCGCACGCCACTGAGTCGATGCGCACCCAACCGCGCTCGCGCGTTCGAACACGCGTCGACCCGACGAAGCACGCGTGGTCATTCTCTTTCTTGGGCTTGTCTTTCTGGACCCCACTCGGATCCTTGGCGTACTCGTACGTCTCGAACTCA